CGTTTACGTCTGTTGTGTATTCGATCCATGATGGTTGTTTTCCTAGTGATGAATATACGACTTCTTCTTGCCCGGTAACCTCTGTGTTCCATGCGGCCATTTCATCTGTGATTAGTTCTTGGAACCCAATTGCATCCAATGTTGGTTTATGGAAGTCATCCATGTTTTGCAATCTTGTCCACCATTTGTTTCCCTGGCTATAATCAATTCGAGGTGTAATTGATCCCAGGGCCATAATCATACTAGGTTCTGTACATTTGATTTTCAAGCCCCTTCCGGATTTATACATAGTTGCGACTCCTCGCCCGGCAAGTGTTCCCAGTGGTTCCTCGTCTGTTGCTGCATTTGATACAATCTCGTCAAATGCGATTTCGCTTTGCATTCCGCCGCAGAATATAGGAGATTCAGGTAGTGTTGCGCTTCTGATTCCGTATGTCGCTTCTCTCCATGCTTGGTAAGTGCCGTCTGTGATCGCGACGCGGTTTAGCATGTTGAATATCTTCTTTTGAAGTATCAGGGCGTCCATAGTGAGCTTTCCATCGGTTACATCTACCGCTGTAATTGCATTGATTCCCCCTGTTGTTCCGTCGATCCATTCGGTGTTCAGCCAATTGTTGAATCTGTCGCTAAGGTATGTTTTTACTGCTAATCCCGCTTGTGAGTACCATGCATTTGAACTATGATATGTTTTTGTTCGGTCATAGTTTGGTAGATCAAGGGTTGCGGTTGCGGCTCCGTATGGCATGGTCAGATTGTTCATCGTATATGCCGAAGTGCTGGGTGCTGCTAAGATTTTGGTTCGTTCATCGTCGATGTTTTTTAATTGGAACTGTGTTAGTTTGATTTTTTGGTTGTCCGGCATTGTTATCGGAGTCTTTCCGGCCGCACCCTTGTTGTATGCGATCTGGATGATCTTTTTGACTTTATACACGTAGACCTTGGTTGCTTTTCTCGGGTTGTCTGGTGCTTTGATTCCCATTGCATCCGGATCTGTTCGTTCGAATATGAAGGCGTCACCGAGTTTCGTCAGCTTGTTTGTTGCTACAGCTAAATTAGGATCATTCGTTAAGAACTGGATCTCATTGACCTCTTCAGGTGAGATGTTCTCCTCAAACTCTAGCCTGATATACTTCGGTTTTTCAGCTGTTACCTCGATTCTGTATGCTTCACTGCTGTTGTCTGTCCATGTTTTAAGCCAGGTTACTCCATCGCCTATGCTAATTTTCTTCCAAATATGGTTTATTCCTGTGATTACGTATGCGTATTCTTCTTGCTTGTTGGCGTAGTAGTTTTTGAAGATATCCCAGTACGCCAGGTTGAATATCGCAGGAAAACTCCGGATGTATTGATTAACTTTAGTGTGTCCGAATCCTTTTATTCCCAGGTATGAGAGTAGTGAGCTCGGATTGACTTGCCCTCTATTAGTGTCATTTTCATAGATTGATGTGTTAGCGGAGTAGACCAGGAATCGTGGTAGTAATACCTTACTCATGTTTAACCCCACTCCTAAGGCGTTATTATGTAATGCCGCTATGTAGAGTCTGATCGGAATTACGAATACGTCGATTTGGTGTTTGAAGCTTCCGAATACAGGTCCGGTTGTTGGCAAAGTCTTTACTTTTGTCGTGATGTCGATGTAGAATGTCGTTCCATCCAAACCTATTTGGCACCAATAGGGAACGATTGTGCCGCATGCTTGTGATGTTCGGATTATCTTCCCCACGTTGTGCGATGATCTGCCGAAATTAGGCAGATATACCTCCATTTTGCTTTCGCTTCGGAGTCTGTCTCCTCCTAGTGTTTTTTTCATGGCTTATTCTTCTTGGGTGTTTGTTATTTGATTATTTACGTGTGAGATGAATATGAGTGTTGCGGTTAAGATGTCATCCCATGTTTTTTTAGCTAGATGTTTTTCGGCATCTTCTTTAGTGTCGAATTCTTCCCCGTTTACGAGTGCACCGCACGTTGTGATTACCCATTTGTTGTTTTTGTTGCGAATCAGTACGAACGGACCGTTTTTTGATACTGCTCTTTCTTCGATTTCGAGGTTTACTTCTTTGAGTTCTTCTTCTCTTTGTTTGCTTTCAGCAAGCAGCTGATTTCTAAATTTGTTGTCCATGTTATTTAATCTTTGTTGATGTTGATACTTCGATTGTGTCGATTTTGATGCCACTTGCTTTGAGGTAGTGTTTGTGAGTGCATCCCTGCTCCATGATCACGGCAGCTGCCGCGCCGATCGCAGCTGCTATTACTGCGATCCACTTTACGATCTTCTTTACTTTTTCATTCATAGGTCTAGTGATAATTGAATTTCTTTGATTTTGATCATTACAATTCTTCTGATGATAGGTTCGTACATTTCTTTTTTTTCGTTGTATGTCCAATTACTTACCTCGTAGAAGTTGACGCCGGTTCTCGTTGGTTTGTGAGTATCTACATATTCTTTGTCATATGTTTCTCCATCTTCTGTTACGTAGAATGTTCCTTCAAACTGGAAGTGTCGCCAGGTTATTCTTTCTAATCCGATCAGATCTATGAGTTTGGTGGATCTGTCTCCGATGCCTCCTCTGTTTTTATAGGTTCTATAATTCTGTTCCGCTTCAGCACATTCTCTATTCTTTTGATTGCAAATTCTGTTTCCCATATTTCACGAATTAGCTGTTCTTTTTTTATGATTAAGTCTGCATATCCTTTACATATTTCCTTTTTTTCTCTTTCCGTCATACTTTTTGATTGATTGCCAATATTTTACTGCGTCCACATATTCTTTGTATTGTTCTATTGTTTCTACTTTGATAGGAGTTTTGTTGTAGTACTTTACTTGTTTTTCCTCCTTTATGATTCGGAGGGCTTCGCGTTCTTGATCTGTCCATATTTTTTGTTTGTAATACATTGGTAATGCGGTTTTTATTCCGGATTCCGTTCTATACGTTTCTTCTGTGAATCTGTCTTGATATTTATGCCTTCTGAGTGTGTTTTTGTTTATGTAACCTATTCCGATCCTTTTTGAAGTGAATATCTTTCCGTCGAATTCGGGGTTTTCTTCGTCTCTTTTCGTTATGTATTTTATGATGTAGTTTATTGTTCTCTCATTCACTTCGTATCCGAAGTATATCCATCCGTACCCCCATTCTTTTTCGAATTGTTCTTCTGTTAATTCTGTCCATATAATGCCGTGTAGATGTATTCTTTTGGTGTTATCATGTCCTAGCTCTGTGATCAGCCAGTGCTTTAGTGGTGCCTTGTATTTTTTCCACCATCGCTTTCTAAATAGACTAATTGCTTTTTGTGGTGCTTTGTTTGGCTCCTTTTCGTCATATTCCAGCCTTTTTAAGCTCTCTTCGGAGAATGTTAGTGTTGCAAATATAATGTTTTTGGGATTTGATTTTATTTCTTCCATTAATCTTACTCTCCATTCATTTGCTTTTGCTCGCCTGCATTCTTCGCAATGTCCGCATGGAATTTGGATCCATCTTAGACGACGATCTTTTACTCCATTACTGTTTTTATTCGATTTGGCGTATCTTGGATTCTCGATGATACTTGGATATAGGCACACTGCTTTTAATTGAATTTTGCTCCCTTAAAATCATTTTTACTACCATTTTGTTGTTACAGTTTTATCTACTCCTTTGAATTGCATTTCTGGATCGTAATGCTGTGTTACTGTTGTTGAGTTCCTGGGGGGTGTTTCGCTCATCCTTCTTTCCGTGTATTCTCTGATCATTTTTCCTGTTTTTCCTCCGATCGTCAAATTTCCTACCACTTGTGCCAGCTTGATGATCGTGTTTGCTATCTCGGTCCAGTATTGAAGCTCTCGCAGGTCTGCGGTTGCCTCTTCGGTTCTCTTTTTTACTTCGAGCATCTTTGCTTCTGCTTTCTGGGTCTCGCCTGCTGCATAATAGTATGCCGCTTGCGCCATTCCGCTACATGCATCCGCGTTTATCTTTTTGATCTCTGCTGATAGTTTTTTGTCTGCATATATGCTCTCTAGTGTTTTGATCGCCGCCGTTCCTTCGAGGATTTGTTTTTCAGCTGTCATCATATCGCCTTGGAATGATTCCTCTCCGAATACAATTTTGCCGAATTTGTCATCTTCTATTTCGAAGTATTTAGGTATTTCAACTTCCTGGCCGTCTATTGTTGTTTTTTCTGTGGGTTGCCACTTCACCATTTGATCCCATAGCTGGTTTGCTGTGTTAATGAAGCCTTCCCATCCTTTAAACATTTCTTGCTTTACTTCCCATAGCCTTTTATCGATTATTGATTGGGTCTCCTCTTTGTTTTTACCTGCTTCTGCCTTGAGTGCATCTGCTTGAGTATTTAGTAGGTTAATTTCCGCCTCGTTCTTTCGCTCGCTCATCCGTACCTGTCGTAGTGACATCAACGCTTGTAGTCGTGCGTTGGGGTCGGCCGCTGATCCTGCTCCGGCAGCACCCGTTGCCCCCATGGGGGCACCTGTCGTCGATCCTGCCCCCCCACCGCTGGCCCCACCTCCACCATACATTAGGCCTGGAGACAATCCTGCTGCATCCATTTGTGCGACTTTGTTAGCGTAGCTTTGGTCTTGGTAGGTTCTGTTGTATAATACTTGCTGCCTTTCGAACGCATTCTCCGCCGCCATTTCTCCGTATTTATAGTTTATTTTGGCTGCGTTTTCTGCCATCTCTTTTTGCTGCCTTATCTGTCTCCCTCTGCCTATGCCTAGCGCGCTGAATATTCCTGAAACGTCGCCAATGATTCCCGAGATAGGACTTAAAAAGTCCTCTCCTTCTTCGAGTAGTTCCTTTAGTTTTTTGTAGCTCATTTTTCGTTCTTTTTTAAAAAAGAATTTGTATACTTATTCTTGTTATATATGTATAAACGTCTACCGCCCTGTGCCACACGCATTTGCGAGGGTTAAAAGAGGGGGGGCGGAATTATCCCCCCTCTTGAGTTTTGGTAGAGCTTTATACGGCTGCTTTAGCTCTTTTCGGGATCGGTTTTTACTCCTGTCCCGAAATCCTTCACCGCTTCAGTTTCACCCTTGTTTTTTGCGATCTGGTTTGCTGCGCTTTGGTTAATCTTGTCTATTGCGTCTATCGCTACTTCAAATCGATCTGTCCTTATGTCGAATTCGGGTTGTACTCCATCTTTCTTTTCTGTGTAGATTGTTGGAAATACTCCATCCTCCATGTTATTGGCTTCTCCGTTGATTATTTTCCTTAGTTTTACCTCTCTTGGTTCTGCTTGGTATGCGAGGTTTGGATTGTTAATCCATCCTTTTCTATTTCTTGCTGTTTTCATGGTGTTATAAATTTGGAATTTGTTTTGCTGACATTACTCGTCGTGCTGTTACATCGAATGCCACTTGTACCCAGAAGTTTTGCGAGCTCAGTCTTGACTCCGCAAATATACTGTTGTATATCGTAGGATCAATGTAGGTTGATGCGTTGTCAATTGTACCGTCCTCTATTTCTTCGTACACTCTGTTTAAGCACATAAATGCTAACGGCATTCCTGCGGCAAATTCGCCGTATGTTTCGTTTACGTCTGTTGTGTATTCGATCCATGATGGTTGTTTTCCTAGTGATGAATATACGACTTCTTCTTGCCCGGTA